ACATATAAGCCGTTATGGACAATGAAAGGGAGTTTATGGATTGGCAAAAAAAAGCATTATCCTTAAAATTTGAACAAAAGAAAAGTTGGACAGAACTAACAAAAGAAATTAAAACATATTTCCCAAACCTTGACGATAAACAGGTATTGGAAAAAGTTAGAGGATATATTAGGAATTCCGCCGAATACAAAAAAGTCAATCCAATTAAAGAAAAAACGGAGATTGTTGGCATAATCGGCGATACGCATTTTCCATTCGTTCACCCTAACTATTTACAATTTTTAAAAGATACATTTAGTAAATATAATGTAACTAAAATTGTGCATATAGGTGATATGTGCGACAATGCAGCAATATCAAAGTTTCAAACACCTACTTGCGCAATGGACGCAACCACAGAATTTTATAAGGCTAAAGAATATGTACAACAATATGCAAAAGCATTTCCAAATTTAACATATACACTTGGAAATCATTCAATGATTCCTGCAAGACAAGCAGCAACGCTTGGTATTCCACAAGAATTTATAAAAGGGACTGAAGAATTGTGGGGATTTCCTAAAGGTTGGAAAGCAGTTGAAAGAATTATAATTGATAATGTTTTATATGAGCATGGCATAGGCTATTCTGGAAAAACTGGTGCATTAGATAAAGCAATAAATGCAATGCAATCTTGTGTTATAGGGCATTCGCATTCAGCTGCGGGTTGCCTATATAAAAGTAATAGTAAATCACTTATATTTGGATTGAACGTTGGGTGTGGTGTATCTGTAAACGCTTATGCTTTCGAGTATGGAAAGTATAATAGGAATCGAGAAGTTTTAGGCTGCGGAATAGTTTTTAACGAGTCAAGTGCTATATTTGAGCCTATGGGCCCTGAATATTTTCGCACATAGATAAAGGGGTAAAATGAAACCAATAATAATATCATTATCAGGCAAAGCTGAAATGGGCAAAACAACGTCAACCAATATACTGCAGGAAATGTTTGAGGCTAAAGGCAAGAAATGTTTAAAAATGTCTTACGGAGATTATGTTAAAGAGATAGCAACAAAATACTATAAATGGAACGGTAACAAAGATTTGTCAGGTAGAGCGTTATTACAGACTATCGGCAATAACTTCAGATTTAAAAATCCTAATTTTTGGGTACATACAGTAATTAGGCTTGTCGATATACTCGGTAACGATTACGATTATATATTAATTGACGATGCCAGATTTCCAAATGAAGTATACTGCTGGCAAAACAATGAGTATAAAGTAATTGCTATAAACATTAACCGACCAAACTTTAAGAATTCGCTTTCCGAAGAACAACGTAACGATTTATCAGAAATGGCAATGAATGACTTCTACTTTGATTATAAACTTGAAGCCGAGAATATAGAAGGATTAACTAATAACCTTGAAAGAATTAGCGATATGCTAGAAAGGGCTTAATATGACCTGTGACGACTGTTTACACCTAGAGGTATGCCAATATAAAGATACTTGCTTTAAACTTGAAAACTCAACAAAACCGTATTCGGTAGACAGTCATTTTAAGTTAGTAATAGAGTGTAAACATTACAAGCGACCTCGACCAACAGAAAAAATATTGTTTGATGGACAAATAAAAAAAGCACCTAAGTGCTTTAATTATTAGGAATGGTTTAAAAGTTTTGTATTATTATACCACTATTAAATTGTATTACTTGGGTGTTATCTTCTAAATTTTCAAGTGTCTTAATGCTTGGGTATTCGTTTGTTATTTCTTGCAAATTAGCATATTCGCAAAACTCACAACAAATTCCAATTACGTCAAGCGACAATTCGATTCCTGCATCACTTTCAATTTCTTCAAAATAATTAAGTAATGCCTCGAGTCCTTCATAGGTAAACTGGTTTCCTCTACCTGCGTTTTCAAATGCTGCTCTAAAAGTGTTTAATGTTATAATCTGTTTCATTGTGTTTTCTCCTTTTCTTTTGTGCAGTTGCACACTCACTAACTTAACTTATGATTACATTATATACTTATTAGAATTGTTGTCAACAGGTTTTTAAAAAATATTTATGTTTTTATTTTAGTACAAGATATCTACAGGCTTATAGGTGCAATAAATGGATAAAAAGCGAAAAAACTTTACTCAGGTGTCAAATATTGCATTAAAAGATAAAAATCTATCACTTAAAGCAAAAGGTCTATACGCATTAATGCAATCGTATATTACTATAGATAATTTTACAATTTATAAGGCTACACTTCAAAAAGATTGCAAAGAAAAAGACGCATCTTTTAACGCAACTTGGCAGGAATTAAAGCAAAAAGGATACCTAAAACAACACCGTTTTATCACTTCTGAAGGCAAGTTTATCTACTCATACCAACTGTTAGAGGCCCCAAACCATATAGTGGTTTTCCACATACGGTAAAACCATACTACGGTTTTCCACCATATATAATAATACTATACTTAAATAATATTATCCACATTTTAAAAATAAGTTATTTTGACGCAATATTATTTGACCTAAAACACAATTGAAAGGACACAACGTATATGCTTATAGACTACTCACAAATTGTGATAGACCAAATTAATTTACTAGTTAAATGTCAAGAAAAATCCTATATGGATAATGACTTTAACACACTAACTGATATCTCAATAGTAATCAGTACAATATTAGAAAAGCATAGTTTAATGTTAACTAATGATTAAATTCAAAATCAATAAGATTTATATATATACTCCATACAGGGAAGGGAAGTGATTAACATATCAAGTTCTATTGGAAAGAAAAGAGCAAGGGAAAGAGATACACAGGAAGCAATAGTTGAAGCAAGAGGGAAAGGACACCCAAGACACTTCTTGACTGAAGATATATTTAGGAATGCAATTGAGGAATATGTAGAAGCCTGCCAATTGGCCGATAATCGGTTACCGACTATATTTGGTTTAGCAAGGTATTCGCATACATCTGCGGAAACAGTGAGAATGTGTGAGGAATATTACCCTTCAAGTTACAAAATGATGAAGTCATATTTCCAAGATGCAATCGTTAATTGCAAGGCATCTAAGAACATTATGGGAATATTTGTTTTGAAGGACCAACACAATTGGCAAGACGATACAAATAACGGGATAACGATAAATTATAGCAATGTTAGCGATAAGCAAATAGAGACTTGGCTAAGCGATAGTGGATTAAGATTAGAAGAACCAGAAGACGAGATTTAAATAAATGTTAGGGTAAAATGTACACGCTAATAAGAACTATAATATATTAGTTATTCTTTCTTTGGTACTTTCTTTCTTGCTGATAAGAAAGGTCAAGGGAGCATGTATAGAGATAGATAACTTGCTAACATTCACTTTGATACTTGCGAATGGAAGGACATAATTTTCGGGCGATGCGCAGCATATAATAGTAAAGACTCCCAGATACACCAGTGCAGGTCGCAATCAGAGGTCCTAATTTACATTCTAAGCGACTTTTAAGCATGGCATGGTATGTTAGTATGGCTTGACTTGTAGATATCGCCACGGTCACGCATTGCAAAGGGGCATCGCCGGCAGGAGTAAACTCATAAAGTGATAGTTTGCTGATAAAGAACATACGTTCGCTGTGTCAGCCCCCCTGTACATTGTTGTTGACTACCACACAGGTTGGCGGTGGGGGGGTATGGAAAAAACACTAGTCCCGTCCCTTGAACTTACTGTACATTGCAACATTAAAACATTTTAACGTTTTTAGAGAGGAAGATATGGACACATACAGAGTACTCCGAGATAGCTACAAAATGGCGGAGGAGAAAAGAGATTATGAAACCTGCATAGAGATATGCCAAAAGATAATAGATTTAATGGATAAACTTGATTGGGGGGGTAGGCAAAAAACAGATAGTGAAAACTAAAATAGCATATCCCGAAAATTTTTTAAAAACGAAAAGGAGCTTACCTAATGGGAAAGGCAGACAATAACAAAAGGGAAGCAATGATAAATGCTTTAATAGTGAGGCAAAGAGAGTTAATAAAGAATGATTATTGGAGATACTGTGAGATGGTACATACCGACGCTAATGGCGACCATCAATGGAAACAGGCGAAGCATTTAATGTACTTAACGAGTGAGGTACAAAGATTTTTAAATGAGGACACAGGCAATCCGTATGACATAATGGCGATACATTTACCTGTACAAACAGGGAAAAGTTTTACTCTAACTGAAACACTGCCTAGTTACTATTTGGGGCTACACCCTGATGATGGAGTAATAATTGTATCATACAATGATGATTTTGCACAGAAGTTTGGAAGAAAGAATTTAGACAAAGTGCAGAGATTTGGTAAAACGCTATTTGATGTAGATGTAAGCAAGAAGAAGAAATCCAATGACACTTTCGAAATTGAAGGTCGTAAAGGTGGAATAATCAGTAGAGGCTGGAGTTCAGGTATAACAGGAAATCCGGCAGCGTTAATGATAATAGATGACGTAATAAGAAATAGAGAAGAAGCCGACTCACAGAATACAAGGGATAAGATATGGAGTGAGTGGCAAGACAGTATGCGTTCGAGGTTAAAAGCCGGTGCTAAGGTAATAGTGATAATGAGCAGATGGCACGAAGATGATTTAATAGGTAGAATGCAGTTAGAGGAGCCGAACTTCAGATACTTGCAAATGCCTATGGAGTGCGAAGACGAAAATGACCCTATTGGCAGGAATATAGGCGACTCAATAGCGCCAGAACTTGGCAAAGACAACAAATGGAAAGATACGTTCAAGGACACTTGTTTAAGGCAAGACGGTCTTAGGACTTGGAACAGTATATATCAAGGCAGACCATCAAGTGAAAAAGGCAATATAATCAAGAAAGAATGGTGGAGATATTACGATGTACTACCTAGAATAGATTTAATGATGATGTCAGTCGACTGTACATTCAAAGGCAAGGAAACGAGTGACAAAGTAGCGATTGAAATATGGGGCAAGACAGGTTCTGATATGTATCTGATAGATTTAATTAATAAGCAAATGGGATTTAATGACACGCTGTCGCAGATTAGGACTATGAAAAACAGATACCCTACTGTAACATCGGTGCTGATAGAGGACAAAGCAAACGGAAGTGCGGTAATAGAAACACTGCGAAGTGAGATAATGGGAATAATCCCTGTCGAGCCAAAAGGTGGTAAAGAGTCAAGAGTGGCATCTGTAACATATATGATAGAGAGTGGTAATGTATGGCTACCGAAGTTTGCAAGTTTCACAGAAGAATTTGTAGACCAATGCTCATCATTTCCTAGAGGGAAGCACGATGATATGGTCGACTCGATGAGTCAGATGCTAACAAGAATGAAAGGGTACAAAGCACACGCACCGAAAGTCGAGTTAGTAAAAGATTTCTTTTTCCAAGAAGGAGAAGGTGGAAATCACAAATTATTTGGTTTTGATATGCCAAAATCGTTTATGAAGTTTTAGGAGGAGTTATGGAGATAATAATAACAGGAATATTGCTCGGGCTTGTAATATCGTTTTTAAGCGTGTCTTTTTATGTTTTAGGTCTATCGCATGGGAAGCAGGTTGAAAGTGGCGCTACGGTTAAACTAGAGCCTCTGAAGGCTATCACAGTGCCTATGAATGGTTCAGCAAAAGCAAAAGAAGATAAAAAGCAAGAAGACGACTTCACAAAACAAGTTAATGAAATACTTTTCTATAACGGAGAAAGGAAGATTAAATGAAACAAGATAACACAACTGCAAGTTTAAGATACCAACGTGGTATAGACTACAACAATCAACTTGACTACTATGGAGAAGTAAGCGAAAATATTGACTATCTTGCTGACAAGCAATGGGGAAACGATATGGCTAAAGGCTCAATGCCAAATCCTGTGTTTAATATTGAAAAATTAATACAAAGATACAAGGTTTCAAGCATAATATCTCCTGCTATATCGGCAAAATACTCCGTTGATGCGGTCGATGAAGATGTTGTTAGTGGGGAAGATAAAATACTATCAGATATGGCTAAACTTATGTCAAATTCAGCAAGTGTAAAGTGGGAACACAACAAAATGATGTCCGTACTTCGCAAATGTGTAGAAGATGCGTGGGTTACAGGCGATATGTGTACTCATACATATTGGGACGCAGGCATTAAAACCAATCAAGGCTATAAAGGCGACTTTCTCACTGAGAGAATAAGTGGTGGAAACGTATTTTTTGGCAATCCAAAGTCAAATAAAGTAAGCGAACAGCCATATATCCTAATATTAAAGTCAGAAAATGTAGGCAAAGTAAGAGCGAGAGCAAAATCGTACAAATTAAGCGAAACTGATATTGCTAAAATCGTACCGTCGGATAATGTAGATATTAAGATGGGCGAATTATACGGTACTAACATACAAGGCTCATCAGATATTGACAAGGTTTGTGATGTATATTTAACGTATTATATTGAAGATGGCGTTGTGTATCTTGACGAAGAAACCACATCGGTGGAACTCAAGATGCACAAGAAAGTGAAGAACGGTCAGTACCCTATAAGTTGGGGCAATTGGGACGAGCAAGAAAACTCATATCACGGTAGGTCGGAGTCTAGTGGGCTTCATACCACTCAAAGATTTATCAATAAAATGTATGCACTTTGTATGCTTTGGATGATTAACAATGCATTTGGAAAGGTTGTGTACGACGAAAACAGATGTAGTGGCATAACGAATGAAATAGGTGTAGCAATACCAATCTCTGGTCCTGTAACTGATGTAATAGCACAACTTAAAAGTGGAGATTTCAATACTGCAATATTACAAGTAATAGACACTGCGATAGAATACACTAAAGAATTTTGCGGAGTATCAGCAGCAGCACTAGGGCAAGGCGCAGCATACAATACATCAGCCATAGTGGCACTAGGCAAACAAGCATCTGTTCAACTCGAGGGGAACCAAGCGAGGGCATTCCAATTTGTAGAAGACATATATTCTATATGGGCAGACTTTATGATTGAGAAATACGGAAATGGCAGAAAGATACCATCAATGGAAGAGGGAAAGTTAGTATACAAAGAATTTGATGCAACAATGCGTGATAAAATGATACTAAACACTAGAATAGATGTAGGGGCAACATCGGTATGGAGTGAAGTTGCAGCGATACAAACACTTGACAATATGCTAATGAACCAAATATTAACACCAATCCAATACATTGAAAGATTGCCAAACGGAGTCCTTCCAAACAGAGATGGATTGATTGAAGAATTAAAAGCAATGGCAAATATGCCAAACGGAAATGAAGAAGTGCAACCAAATATGATGAGTGAAGACGACAATGAAGTAATGGCTCAATTCTTTGACAGTTTACCACAAGAGCAACAGACAGCACTTAAATCACTACCAGCCAATCAAATGGAACAAGCGATAATTCAAATGATGTCACAAGGTGAACAACCTAGCGAACAGGCTGGAGGTCAAGAAGTAGATTTAGAGTCTATGATGCAACAGTTAGGAGGAGTATAAATGGACAAAACTCAATTAAAAGGCATTATAGAGAACGAGATAAAACTCAAAAATCTAATGCTTGATAATGAGAATAACAAGAAATACATTTTAACTATCGGCAAAAATATCCAAACCATTAAACAGAACTTCGCCAATATAGAAAATGTCGCTCCTGAATTGTTTAAAAAATCAAGTAAGAGCATATTAGAACTTGAAAAGAAACTAACTACGCTATCAAACAAGATAGATGCTAATATTTTAAAACTTCAAACAAATAGTGATAAATCTCTTGAAATTAAAACTAACAAATTAAGTAAAGAGTTTCAAAACATAACTAATATAATCTATGGTGAATTGGCATCAATCAAAAACATAATTGATAAGATACCTGAAATAAAAGATGGCAATGATGGTAAAGGCATTGATAAAATTTACCTTGATAAAAGTAATTTAATTGTGCTTTATACCGACGGAAGCAAAGAAGATGTTGGTAGGGTAATACCTAGCCAAGATGTATTACCCGGCAAAAGAGGTCCTGGCTCAACGCTAACAGTGTTTGATACATTAACGTCTGACAATGCATCAAATCCACTATCGGCTAATCAAGGTAGAATATTAAAAGCCTTGATTGATGCAGGTGGTGGTGGTGGTGGTGGAACAGGCGATATGACAAAAGCAGTTTATGATACCAATAACAATGGTATTGTAGATAATGCCGAAAAAGTAAATAGCCACACAGTAGATATTGACGTACCGTCGAACGCAGTGTTTACAGACACTATATACACGCTACCTGTTGCAAGTACATCGCTTGGCGGAGTTAAAAGTGGTACTGACATAACAGTCGATGGCACAGGCAATGTATCAGTAGTTGATGATAGCCATAACCACATTACAAGTAATATAGACGGGCTTGACACTACATTAAGTGGTATTGCTAGTTCTATAGCCACATTAAATAAAACATCTGAATTAGAAAAAGACCCCACAGGTTTTACTAATAATTCAGACATAACAGTAACATACGACTCAACCACTAGGAAGATAACACTTGCAGGTACATTTGAGGCTTACTTTAATGGCGTTTTAGTACCCGAACTAACTAACGGTTGGGTAAGCAATGCACACCCTGAAACGCTAGATGTAACATACTTCCTGTACTATAATGGCACTAATTTTATATTTAGCGACATTGCTTGGACTTTCGACCAATTACAAATTGCGTATGTTCAGTATGGCACTGCTCATAAAATCGCATTAAAAGAAACACATGGTTTTATGGATTGGAAAGCACACCGAGAGTTTCACTATACTATCGGTTCGTACAAAACTGCAGGTGGTACATTAACTGCCGGTTCGTACGCTTTAAACTCAACAACATTAGCCGATAGGCGACCATTAGTAGATGCTACAACAATGTTTGACGAAGATTTAATGCACGTTATAAATGCTAAAGTAAGTGAAACATACACACAGAAGTATTTTGTAGGAAATTCAGTTAGAACATTAGTAGCCGATGCTTCCGATATAGTGTATACTGTTGGGAATAATGCATACTATAATCAGAATGTATCAGGCACTTGGCAACAAACTGTAATACCTAACGGAAATTATGCAAGTATATTTTGTGTCGCCATACCTTGCACTGCCGATGCTAATTCACAGAAGTATAGATACATATGGGCGCAACCACAATCCACAGGCTCACTTTTAAGCCAAGAATTACTGTCACACAACGACATTTATATTGGCGAGTATGCAATGCTTGTAAGTGAATTTGTACCGATAATAAAAGTTATCATTAGGCAATTAGGCGGTAATTGGACTATCCAAGAAGTGCAAGTTTTAGCGGGTACTAAATATAATTCTACAAGTTCGTCTGCCGGAAATTATTTAAGCACAGTTGCAACTGACACGACACTAGCAGGAGATGGCACTGCGTTAAATCCACTTACATCTAAAGTAGGCATTGCAATTAGTTTAGCTGATACAAAGGCTACACCGATTGACGCAGACTTAATGGTTGTATCAGATACCGAAGCGACAAATGTTGCAAAGAAATTCACAGTTGCAGACTTTAAGGCAGTATTAAAAACATACTTTGATACATTGTATAATTTGTACGTTCACCCTACAGGCGATGGCAATTTGCATGTACCTGCAACATCAACAACAAACAATGGCAAGGTGTTAACAGCAGGTGCTACTGCAGGTTCATTAAGTTGGGGAACACCATCTAGCACTGCAGAAGCCATAACGTATGACAATACAAATAGTGGCTTAACTGCAACGGAAGTACAAAGTGCTATTGATGAACTTGCTAACGAATTAGACACAGCAACGCAAGAGTCCTGCATTGTAACAGTATCAACAAGTGATGCACAATCTGTAGCAGGTCAGGTTATAACACTGCATAATGTAACTGCAAGCACGACTGAAGAATACACTCTTTTAACTGCAGAAACATCGCATACATTTAAAATACCACAAAGTAATCAATACTATATAGCAGTGAGTGCAAAACCACCATATACAACACCTGCTCAATCGTCAACATTTACTGCACTAGGCAACAATATTAGAAATGTATCAATGCAGTATGCATTATTTAAACGGTATGGATTTAGACGTACAAAAGCAGAGTCAAATCCCGATGCAAGAATTGTATATCAGTTTGATGCAGTAGGGCTAACTCCTGCTTATATGAATTTTACTAGTGGTTCGTTTGACTATGGAAGTTGGCAAACTTTTATAAATGACGTATCAAGACCAGTGATGCTAAAAACTGATGGAACTGTTGATTATGAATTATCACGAACCAATATGACTAAAAAAGTAGATGGAGTTACTGCATCAGATATTGCAAATACTGCATATGATGGAAATGCGATGATAGAATTTAGAGAGTACATTTGGGTACAGAGATACGAAGATGCAACATATGAGTATGTTACATTTGCTGATGGGCAATACGACTCAACTTATAAATCATACGCAACAACAAATGCTCTTGGGAATGTAAAAGATACATTCTATTGGGGAGTTTGCAAAGGTACAAATGTAAGTAGTAAATTAAGGTCAATCGGTACAGGTGCTATTATGGCATCTCAAACACGAAATACCGAAGTATCATATGCAACCGCAAATGGTAGTGGGTATTATACCATTTATAAAAGTGGCTGGGATTTTATTGGTGACTTGCTTACATTAATAACAAGGTCGGATAATTCACAAGCAAAATTCGGGAATGGTAGAAATAACACTTCATCAGCACTCCCTGCAGGTACAATGAACGCACAACCGTATTTTAAAGGCTATACCGATGTAACGAGCGATGTTAAGGTGTTCGGAATTGAGGGATTTTGGGGTAATGTTTGGGAAGGCATGGCGGGGTTTGTCTACAACGGCAACATCAAAACTAAAATGACTCCACCTTACAACTTTGACGGAAGTGGATATACAGACACAGGACTCGACCCGTCTGGAACGAGTGGAGGATTTACCAACACTGCATCAGTAACAGATGTAAGTGGATATGTACCAAAGACTGCTAGTGGAAGTGCGACAACATATTACTGTGATGGGCTATGGTTTAATACTGCCCAAGTCGATTACGCAATTGTCAGTGGCTCTTGGGCCGATGCCAGCCATGACGGTGCCCGTTGTGTGTATTTGAACGATTTGCCGTCGTTTGTACACGTGGCCCTTGGCTCTCGCCTTTCATTCCTAAATCCCGCTTAAAGGAGGTAAACAATGAAAAATTATAAAAGCCAATCAACAGAACAGCCCAATGAGTGGGATTTAACATCAAGTGAAATGTGCGTGTATAAAAATACAAACATTGTAGAGTCACAAGCAACTGAAGATACACCGAAAATGTATAATTATGATGTTGAAGAATACACACGATATGAGTATGAGTCACTCGTACTTGCACAAACTAGGGCAGATACGGACTATCTGCTTATAATGACTGGGGTGTAAAATGTTTGAGAAGATTAAGAAGTATTACGATGACGGACTTTGGAGTATTGACAGAGTATGGAATGTAGTCGGTAAAGCAATAACTGAAGATGAGTATTTTGAAATTACAGGGTTCGTATATCCAAATAAGATATAGCAGGAATTAATTAAAGGAAAACTAATGGAGGTAGAAAAAAATGACTTATGAACAGGCAAAAAGACAGGCAAGACTCGAAGCAGTAATGTGCGGTGGAATTGCACAGATTGATGGTAAAGACCTAACAGGTGTTGGTGGATATTGGTATCTTGATGGTGAGAAGGTAACCGACATTGAAGGAATGTTGAAGAAAGTAGAAGTTGACGAAAACTACGTTAAATCTTTAATGAAATAGTAAGGGGCAACCCTTACTCCCTACTTCAGGGAGGAGATAATAATGAAATTAAATAACCAGTATTGTATTGAAGCAGACGATATATTAATTTTTGACCCTAATAGTGGATTAAGTAATTGGGCTAATACCATTAGCGGGAGTTTTACATATCCTAGTGGAGATAAACCATGTTCAATAATGATAAACAAAGGGAAAGATACATTTTCCTATGCTTGCCATTCTTGGTTAGGATTTCCCGAAACAGTACTTTATCGTTATAAAGACGGTAAGTTTGCGATAGGTAAATATAAATCAACAGGCGAAATACCTAATAGAAGCGAAGTATTGTGGGCTGTTGGTGGTATGGGATTGTTAGATAAATACAATCCTGCTGAAGAAGGATTTAGCAAGTTTACCAAAGATGGCAAAACATATAATTATTCTGATGTGGTTAGAACTACAAGTCATACTATGATTGGTATAAAAGATAATAAAATTCATCTTATATATATAAACAAAATGTCTGGAAAACAAGTTAACTATTATGCCAAAAAGTGTGGTTTTGAAATGGCAATAATGCTTGATGGTGGGCATATTAGTGCAATGAATAGTGTTGATTATAAAGTTAATTTAAACACAAAGCAGGGGTATGGTATACAAGGTATAACCAATGAAACTACACCGGTAAAAAAAAAGTATAAAGTAGCAATAGATGGTGGTCATAATATATTAAATCAAAGCAATCGTTCCCCTGATGGTTCGTATTCAGAGTTTGTACATAACGATGAGGTTGCTACATATTTAGAAGATATATTAAAAAGATGTGATATAGATGCTAAATATTATGATTATATTAGTGCAAACCAATCAGTAGAGTTAAACTCTTTAGTCGCATTAATTAATAAAGGTAATGCCGATGTGTGTGTTAGTATACATACAGATGCATTTAGCAATCCTAATGCTAATGGCATAACGATATTCTCATATAAATTAAAAGGCGAAAGTCAAGAACTTGCAAAAGCCATACACAATTCAATTATACCAAAATTGGGTATGAATGATAGAGGTATAAAAGATGGCAGTCACTTATTTGTAGTATCTAAAACAAATATGCCTTGCGTATTAATTGAATGTGGTTTCCATACAAATCCTGATGACTTAAAGAAACTAAAAACAATTGATTTTAGAAAACTAGAAGCTAAATCAATAGCAAAGGGAATATGTAATTATTTTAAAATACCTTATGTATCTTAATTGGAGGTAAAATAATGACTAGCAGAAGCATTAACAAAATGAACTATTAGGAAATACCGAAGAGTTCAAGAAAGGAAAACTGAATGGCTAACGTATTGAGTGCAAAGCACTAGAAACGAGGTGGTTCAATATCTAATGGTTAATTCCAGAAATGGTTAACATACATACCACAACAAATGGTAAAAGGAGAATTAAATGGAAAATATTATTGGCGAAACAAATGCCGAAACAAACATTATACCTGAAGATGTCGCTAAAGGACCAACTATTCCAAATGAAATTGAAATAGAATATCTAGGCAACAAAGAAAAAATCTCACTATCTGACATTGAAACAGTAAAAACATTACTTCAAAAAGGTAAAAATGCAGATAGGTTGAGCGAGAAATGGGACTCTGCTAAAGATAAGTTGTCAGCAATGGAAGAACTAGCAAGAACTTATAACTATCGAGATGAGAATGGGCATGGTAATGTAGAGGAGTTTATACAAACACTTAAGCAAAATTACGAAAGCCAAACAATCGCATCGTTAGTAGATGGCGGACTACCCGAAGCAGAAGCAAAAGAGTTACTCGACCTTCGTTCAAAGCAATTAGAATATGACGAATATAAGAAGGAACACGAAACTAAGAAGCAAAAAGAGCAAAACCAATTAGAATTTTTAAAGTATTTCGAATTAGTAAACGGAAGACCATTCGCTGATAATGATAAAATACCACAAGAAGTTTTGCTTGATGAAATTAACGGCACTCCACTCAAGTGGGCTTATGCTGATTATGTTGCTAGGCAGTCTGCTGAAAAAAATAAAATTGAAGAGATAAATGAAACCAACAAAGAAACATCGGCTCAAAGCATGCAGTCAACTTCAACCGCTAAATCATCATTTACCGAAGAAGAAGTACGAGCAATGAACAGAGATGATGTTAAAAAGAATTTTAAAATTATAACTGAATCCATGAAAAAATGGAAGAAATAAAGGAGAATAAAAAATGGCAGCAAACGTAAACGCAGACGCATTCGTACCTCAGATATGGGACTCACAAATAATCAGAACGCTAGAAGACAACCTAATCGCTAGACAGATTTGTAAAGCAGTTCCGTCAATCAAAGCAAAGGGAGCAGGAGATACCGTTTATTTTAACGGACTTGCAGACCCTACTATTGATAATTATACCGGAACAATCACTTATGAAACTCTTGTATCTTCACAGGTTGCATTGCTAATCGACCAGCAGAAAAAATATGCTTTTAAGGTAACTGACGTTGAAGCAGTTATGGCTAATGTAGACCTTAAAGGCTCACAGGCATCAAGAGCAGCATACGGGCTAAAGAAGGCAGTAGATACTTACATCTTTGGTTCAGCAACTTCACCTGCAGTAGTAGATGCAGGAACAACTCTTGCAGCCGACACTACTTGTGACTCGGCAACTATCCTATCCGATATATCTGAATTTTCAAGAGTTCTTGAAGAACAGAATGTTATGTCCGGAGATAAATGGATTGTTGTAGCCCCTTGGGTTAAGGAAAAATTAATTCTTGCCGGAGTTAAGTTCCAAATCAATAACGGCATAAACGGTACTGGTGGTATGGAATGGGCTAACTACCTTGACCTTGATATCTATGTATCAAACAATCTTTACAACAGTGGTACTGCAGCAGCCCCTGTAACTACTTTAATCGGTGGTTCATACAACGCTATGGTTTATGAAGATGTACTTTCAACTTCAAGAGCTATGCCACTTGAATCTAGTTTTGAAACCGGACTTTCCGGACTGCTAGTATTCGGAGCAAAAGTTGTTAAGCCTATGGAACTTGTTAAGAGAACTTGCACATATATTAGTGAGGTGGCTATTTAGGTTCCCGTTTTACATTAGAACAAATGTTTACAATTAAACCATATCAAAGAATAAATTAATTTAATTAGGGGGAGAAATCCCCCTAGTAAAAAAGGAGAATAAAAAATGGCAGCAGGAGATAACATAGCAGTAACATTAAAAACATTAACTGCATACAATACTGAAGCATCATTAGCAGCAGCATACATAGCAAACGCAGCAACAGCCGATACAGATGCTTTGGCACAGCCTTACACAATACTTCCAACAAAAGCAAATTCAAAAGGTATTTTAATTTGCAAATTGGCAGCATTAGGCACAGGAGTTGCAGGAGTTACCTACTCAATCGCAGTAGGGGCAAACGGAATGAAAACAGGAACAGCCAAAACAGGCACACTTGCTAAAGATGTTGATACTTGTATTCCAATTGATGGCAAATATATTGGCCCTGATGGCAAAATTGCGATTACATTTACACCGGGTGCATCAGATAAAATGGTTACCGACCACGCATTTACTTGTGTGTATATCGAGTTAGTCTAAATTTAATTGTGGTAGGGAGCGAAATCTCCCCTCCACGTTTTTAAAGGGGATATTATGAAATTTAAAGGAAATCCAAACCAACTTATAAGTATGATATATAGAGTTGGATTTGTAAGAAAGAATAAACGAATAGGGAGATTTGACTCTAACGGGATATTTGAAACAGAAGATAAGAAAATAATTGACAGAATGATAAGACACTTTAGCATACTTGGCGAAATAGAAACAATAATAATTAACAAACCAATATTAAGGCATTGCAAAAAATGTGATTTCACTTGTGAGTCTCAAGGCGAATTACTCAAACATTATAGAGAAGCACACTCCAAAGAGTAGTAGATAAATTAGATTTACAATAGCACACAAACGCAATAACATATTCTGTTGGTTATATATTAGTATAAGGAGATAAGATGACAGTAAATGAAATATTTGAAAGGGCGATAGCATTAATAGATGGAATTACCGATACTGGTGTTGTTGACGTAACTAAAACAGCAGATTATAAAGCGAGAACTCCGTTTCTTGTAAATCTTTTCCAAATGGAATTAATCAAAAGTGGTGACTTATTTGTTAAATACTCAGTATCATCTATGCCATTTACTAACATTCTTTTAGGCGGTGACCATTTTAGCGTGGCTCAACATATAGATACTGATGTTACTATTGAAACGGCTGATGGAGATATTGCTAGAATGTATTACTTTGAAAGCGATGCATTAGAGGGTTCGGCTACGATAGAAGATTACACTACAGGTTGGAACACTTTAACAACAATACCTATTACTAATACAGGTGTTGGATATGTGCCTTACAAGGCTCTAGTAACACCTACAGCCGGCGCAACTAAATCTCGCATAGTATTTAGTGGTAGTTATTATTATCGCTTTAAAAACGTTGCATTACATTCACAAGCACTAAAGAACATAAGCGAGTATTCCACTTATGGTGCTAACACTAAAATAACAATGCCATCTACTTGCCACTCAATTAAAGATGTAATATTTAAATCATACAAAGGCAATTATGAAGTTTCACCTGAATACAAAGTAGAAAGAACTGGCAACTTATGGGAGATATTATTTAGCAGAGATTTTGATGGAGAAGTATTAATCACTTATATTCCTAATCCGACTAAAGTCACTACCACTGCATTAAGTGAAACAGTTACAATAGATGATTATTCAGCAGATATTATGGCATATATGTTAGCTGAGTCATTTATGAATGTTGATGGCAACGATTATTTATCTAACATATTTAGAAACAAATATCAACAGTTAATCGCACAATCAAGTTATAGAAAAGCAAAGCCTGTAGTAAAGATGATTAACAAATATGGCTCTGTATAGGAGGAATTATGCAAACAATAAGATTAAATATTGACAAATTTCTCGGGTTACACGATGACTCGCTTGGAGATACCGAATTAAAAATCGGCGAACTATCAGATATGAAAAACTTTTTCATAACCAAAAACTTTGATGTGCAAAAACGTGGTGGATATTTAAGCAAACTAACTACTCCTACAGGCGAAATCATTCAAGGGCAGTGGTATGGCAAGATAGGTGCAACTTATTTTCATTTATTTGCAAGCAATGGGCATATATACAAATTAAACTCTGATGGTACAACTGCCGATTTAGGCACATTAACCGATGCAAGTACAAGTTTCTTCTATTTTGGCGATGCAGTTTATATCCAAAATGGCACTGAATATAAAAAATGGACAGGTACAGGAAGTATTTCAGACGTTGTAGGGTACACACCACTCATTATGAATTCAAGAAATATGGGTTCTTCATCAACAGGCACTGCACAAGAGGGCATAAACAATCTAACTTCACAAAGAAGAATGAAATTTAATGGTGTATCGGCGCAAACTGTTGCATATTTAGTTGAAACTAATATAAATTCAGTAGATTTAGTGTATGTTGATGGTGTTTTAAAAACTGTGACCACCGATTACACAGTAGATTTAACAGCCGGCACAGTAACATTTGTAACAGCACCTGCTGTCGGTGTAGACAATGTTGAAATATTTTATTCAACAGCAACAAGCCAATCTACATTAATACTAAATCAAAGCAAAGCAAGGCTCTATGGTGGTAAAAACGATACTAGAGTATTCATATTTGGATATGACAATAACATTTATTATTCAGGTCTAGCAGATGGTGTACCGTCAGCAGAATACTTCCCTGCACTTAACTTCATTGCAGTCGGCAATAATAATACTAAAGTAACCGATTTATCAAAACAGTATGATAGATTAATTCTATTTAAGGAAGATAGCACAGGTTGGACAAATTACGAATATACCGATGTACTCGGTGTTGAATTCCCTATTTACCCATTAAATGACACTGTTGGTTGCTCGGTGCTTGGTTCAAGTCAGTTAGTGGAAAACAATCCGTTTACAATACATAATAACAGGCTTTATCAATTCGTTGCAACAAACGTACGAGATGAACGTAATGCTAAATATATGAGTGATAGAGTACAGCCAAGATTTGACAGTGAAGATATGTCTAATTTAATCACGTTTGACAATGAAAAGAGCGGAGAGTTATGGCTAATACTTGGAGATTTTGCATACATATATAATTATATATTAGATGTATGGTACTATTATGAATTTGCCGATGCAATAACTTCGATATGTTATACAGATCATCTTACTATCGGTACATCAGTTGGCGATATAATGAAATTTAACGGCTATTTAACTGACGATTTAGTGGCAATAAACGGCTATCTCGAAACAGGATATATTAATTATTCATATTATAATAATTTTAAATCACTTGATAGAGTGTGGCTTTCTAACAAGCCTTTTGCGAAATCAACTTGTAATTTTTATATCCAAACAGACAGAAACGCAAAATTACTAATTGATACAATAATTTACAATAATTTAACTTTTGCGGGATTTGACTTTTCGAATTTAAGTTTTTCAACTTCATACAACCCACAATCAAATATGATAAAAACAAAAGTTAGAAAATTTAATTATATAAAATTTATTTTTGAAAACAATACTGATGATGAACTTGCAATACTTTCATTGACAGCACCATCAATATTGGGGCTTATGAGCAGATAGGAGGTTTAAATGGCTTTTACAAAACTAACTGATGATATATCTAATATATCCAAACTTTCAAATTTACCCAATATAGATGACGGACTAACACCAGCATTATTAAAGGCTGAATTTGACAAGGCAGGTAACTCAATCAAGGCTTTTGTTAACGGTGTTTTAACAGAAGAAATAGATACTAATTTAGCAACAAAGGCAGAACTTGCAGGTGTTGTTTTAGGTGATATACCTGACGCTTCTCTTACCGCTGTTAAGTTTGCACCCAATGCGTTACAAGCAGATAACACTCAATTATCTACAGCAACTGCTGCCGCATATGGTGTCACAGAAGTTGACAGTGCTTTGAAAAAGTTATCAAACAAAACAGAATTAAACACCTTACCACTTAATTTATTTTATGATGGCACTGTACACGATATTGCAGGTGCGTTTATATATAATGGTGCTACCGCAGTGTCAGCAACTAACCTATATGCAACTTTAACTACCATACAATACTATCCTGCAGCAGTAGCACTTTTTATGACTAAGCCAATATACATTGATAAATACGCTTCTACTGCCAAAATTGAAGTAACGTATATTTTAAGCGGGCAAGCATCGTCTATTAATTTGGCATTTAATTTACCCGTTGTTGGTACGGTAAACAGGGGCAGCTCAAACACTACAGTTGATTTTACGCAAGGTGCTAAATCTGTTGAATTGCCTGCAAGTTCTTCATCTAGTACAGTTACTTTATCTTTAGATACATTAGCATATTTAAACGGTACAGTTATACCGCTTTATCTTTACTTCCCACTTAGTACACCTTACTACGGTGGTGGCACTACTGCATTAACAATAAGCAAAATAGAATTAAAGAATAGTTAGGATAGGAGGATAATATGGCAACAAACCCATTAAATACAATTAACTCAAAGATTGTTGAGCAAGAAAGACCTGCTTGGCTAAATGTAGATATTACAGGTAAACCTGCAAGTGGTAGTAACAATCCATTGTATTCTAACACTTCACAATCAAGCTCGTGGACTACAGCCGAACGTGCAAGGCTTCAAGCAATCGAGGCACAAAAACAATCTAAACTAAACGAATTAAAGCGAAGCGAAGCCAACGCACAAAATCAGTACAATATCGGCTCGTCAATTTTAGGTGGGCAAACACAAACAGGCAGGCGTTCACTTGCTGAATATCTTACACAGCGCGGCTTGACTTCAAGCGGTGCCGCAGCACAAGGCGAAATCAACGCACTTGGCAACCTACAAGCAGGGCTAGGCAATCTCGAGGCTACAAGAGAAAACACCTTTGCAAACATTGAGCAACAGAGAGTGGCAGCACAACAAGCAGCACTCGAGCAGCAGGCAGCACTTGAAGAGGCTAAACAAAACAGACT